CACACAAGACGACAGTAGGGGTGTTGAAACCGAACTAACTATAGAAGAAATCTCTACAAAAGTAGCAGAGAAGATCAAGACAATAGATGGACAACTTAGAGCAACACAAATGATAGTTGCAAAAGTTATGGCAAAAGAGAATAAGATATCATCTTATTCACAAGTCAATACAGATATATTTATACAACCTGAATTACAAAGTATTGATATAGGTACATACACAAATAATACCTATGTTGATATTAGAAACATTTATCCAAACCAAACTTACGAGGACAGATTATGGACATCAAGACAATAGCAGGAATTATAGGATTAGTTATTACACTAGGTGGATTGTTTGTTCAAGTAGGACAAATACTCAATAGGTTAGAGGTGGTAGAAGCTAGGACTGTTCCTAACATCGCACCACTAGAAAAAGAATTATCTGTATTGAAATCAAAGTTGGAGAACTTGGAAGCTAAGAGCAGCAACCCTCTAATGAGATGATAAAGATAATTAAGTTCTTGCTAAGTAAGGTGAGAACAAAATATCTAAGACCTGAATTATCAGTCTTAGAGTTTATACTAATATTAGTTGTGGCTTACTACATCACGAGATGGTTGTATACATAAACTAGTAGGAGGTACTATGAGTGCAAACATACCTTACACAAAAAGGGAAATGCAAATCATCAAAGCAATCCATGCAATAGATCCAAGTGCTGAAATCAGCATAAGAACTGTAATTAACAATAGGATTGATTATAAATATGGAGGAGTAGTTTTTTTAAACTGTGAACCTATACCTTATGAAGAAGTCATGGATAAAATAGATGAAGAAGAAAGAAGATCTAATTAATCGACCAAGCCACTATACCAAAGGTATAGAGACAATCGAATACATAAGGTCCTGGGATATGGATTATGTTCGTGGGAACATCGTAAAATATGTTACTCGATTTCCTTACAAAGGCACACCTATACAAGACTTAGAGAAAGCTAAGTGGTATCTCGAATATCTAATTAAACAGGAAAAACAAAAATGACCATACATAACAATGGTGGTAACTACAGCAGGATTGGAGTTATTCAAAGAAACGAAGATGGAGACATGCTTGTTTGTCCTCATTGTGGTTCTAGCCACATCATCAAAGCAGGTACTGATGGTACACAGCACCAAAGAAAAAGATTTAAATGCAAGACTTGTGGTAAGAAAACACAGAATCCAAAAGTTGTAAAAAACTATGAATTACAAGAAGCTTCAGAGACTGATTGGTCTACAGAAGAACTGATAGAACAAAGAACTGAAGTCTTTAAAAGGAAAGATGCAAGAGAAAGAAAAGACGAATTTATAAATATAAAAATCAAAGACCCTAAACCTATAGGGTTATACATACAAGGCGACCCACATGTTGATGATGATGGGTGTGACTGGGTATCACTTAGAAACCATATAGATATAGTTAATAAAACAGATGGTATGTATGCTTGTTCTGTAGGCGACTTGTCAAACAACTGGGCTAGACGTTCTAAACTAGCAGGGTTGTGGGCAGATCAAACCACTAATGGCGAACAGCAATGGCAGTTAGTTGAGTGGTTAGTTAATGCAACACCTTATATCTTCATCGTTGCAGGTAACCATGATATGTGGGCTATGGAGGGTGATCCTATCAAATGGATGTGCAAACCTCTAAAGACTATTTACTCAGAACATAACGCAAGACTTAAAATTAAATTACCTAATCACGAAATTAAAGTGAACTGTGCACATAACTTCAGAGGACACTCAATGTATAACACAGCTCATGGAATCGTAAGACACGCATTATTCAATGCAAGAGACCACTTACTGATAGCAGGACATACTCATGTCTCTGGATATTCCCCAATTAAAGATGCCAATTCAGGAAGCGATGGAAAAACTATGCATTGCGTACAAGTTGGCTCGTACAAGAAATACGATAATTTTGCAAAGCAACTCAACCTACCATGTAAGATGATGTCTGCTTGTGCTGTTGCTGTATTTAATACCCATTTAACTGAAGACCACCCTGACTTCATCAAGATATTTTGGGAAGTAGAAGAGGGTGCTGAATACTTAAACTTTCTAAGAAACAAAAAATGAAACCAAAACTTGTACTTATTAATTGGGAAGATGCTATTTCCCCTACATCAGGGTGGACAAATATAAAAGAATTAGAACACAATCTAGCTGATTGTATATCTATTGGATTAGTCGTTGAAGAGAACGACAAAACTATAACACTTGTTAGCCATATCTCAGGGTCTGATACACAGGTAGATATAGATGGGAGTCTTGTGGTAGATAAGTCTTGGATTAAAGATAGAAAAGATTTAACACTACCCAAGCATGTAACAAATAAATTAAAGAAATGGTTATTGGAGAAAGTAGATGCCGAAGAAAATAAGTAAAGAAGATGAACAAAAATTTATAGAATATTATCTTGAGGGTGAGACAGCAGGTAACGCTGCACAATCAGCTAAAAAAGCAGGGTGGACTTCCAATCCAACACAAATGGGTTCATATCTTAAAAAGAAATATGCCCATGAAATCAGAGAGAAAAACGAAGATAGAATTACATCGACATCTGGACTAGCTATTACAGTCCTACAAGACTTACTTAGATCAGAACAAGATGCAGTCAGACTTAATACAGCAAAATTAGTTTTAGAAATGGGTGGTTTTAGTTCTCAGAATATCAATCTCAATGTAGATAAAACTACTCAAAAGAGTGATGCTGAGCTAATTGAAGAGTTGCAAGGTCTAGTTGCTAAGATTCCTGCTCTAAAACCTAAATTAGCTATGATTCAGGATGCTACAGAGGAAGAAAAAGACGAACACCCTGTAGAAGCTCCTGAGGTAGACGAGAAGCGACTTACGCATTAGTGGGTACCTAGGGTATCACCCAACCCATTTAAATTGGATTATGGCTATTCTACGAGGTCATTTTTTAGGAAATATAAGAATATATAACGACTAGCCCACGAGAGAGGAGTGTGAGCTAGTCCATTTTAATTTATTCAAAACAATTCATCAGGAATTTGATCTCCCCATGAATCCCAACCCTTTATTCTCTCTCTCGCAAATAATTCTATCCTTGGCAAATCTCCGAACAATAACTCAATTCTTTTTCTAACCTCATGTGGTTTTTTACTATGTCGTGTTCGTTGTGCAATTACTAATGATTCTATGTTGTTTGCTTTTTTATATTTAGACATTGTGCCTTTTACTCCTAACAAACAAATCTCGCTACTTTTCATAGTCCATGGTGCTACATTTTTAAAATAGTTACCCTTTGATGTCGTTTTAATCCAATTAAATGCTATGGTTTTATATTTGAAACCCCATGCTTTAAATACTTGTAATGCCTCGTTTAGGTGCGAATCTGTTACCCACAAAAAACATACAGCATCCTTTTCTGTAATTGTTTTTATTGGCAGTTCTTCTAGTTCTTGTAATTTCATAGTATTGTAATGATTACTCAAAGGTTTTATCTCCATACCAGTTGTATTATTAACTGCTGACTTGCTACCATAATTCCATGGAGGATCGGCATAGACAATATTGTATTTTTTGTCAGGCAGAGGATTATTCATCACCAATCTTAGCTAGTGCATTGATCTCAATATTTTTTACAAATTCTAATGTTTCTAAATAAGGTTTTTTAAATTGTAGATAATCTTCTTTATCCATACCTAGAAACTCTGGGCGATTATCATCATCATATAAGAACTGACCTGTGCCCTCACAATGATAGCACTTGTCTATACTGTCTTTTGATTTGACTACCCCTCTGCCTTGACAGAAAGGACAAACAGTCATAATAACTTCCCTAAGTGATAGGTTAATAAAGTTTCTAATTAAAAACTTATCGCCTTTTATTTTTTCTGGTTCTACATGTTTGAAGAATATATCGCAGACATCCTCATAAATATCATCGAATACCAATGATCTCGCATAGTTGTTGTCTGTGTATTTCGCCATGAGAAAATCATATTCTCTATTGTCCAATCCCCTAGTCCCCAAAAAGTGAGCAATATCTTCAGAAGTAATAGCATCGTGATTACCACTAGATATTTCGTAATTCATTGACTTTGCAGTCAGAAGTGAGAGAAGATCAGCTTTCATATATTACATACCTCACAAGAACCTTGGTCTTCATCGTACATTTCGTACTTAATGTTGAGTTCTTTTTCTAAGTCTCTAATAAATTTTAATTGTTTTTGACCGAACTCTGTATTAAATTCTTCTGTCTGTTTTTTCTTAGATGCTAGTAAACATGGGTAGCATCCCACTCTATTAGAACCTTCATCATATAAAGGATTTCTTTTCCACCCATACTCTTTTATAAAATCAAAGCAGTCTTGAGTAGACCAATCAATAACAGGAAATCTTAATGTAACATTCTTATCCATTTTTTTAGGAATCCAAGGAAAAATGTCTCTATAATTATGCACCTCGTTAGAGTCCAGTTCACCATACTTTTTCTTCCTTTGGTGTGATTCGTCAGACCTTATACCTAACCACACCTGTCCTTTTCTGTTTTCATAGAACCCATTTTTTTTGTACCACCTTGTAGTAGCAGTTTCTTTATACCTAGCTGTGCAAACTCTCATAACTCTGTTTGGAAATTTTCCTATTCTTCTTATTAAATCAGGCATTGTTGGTGCTTCATCGTACCTTGTATGGTTAATCTTTATTCCAGACATTTGTTCCATGTAATCGAGATATTCATAAGTTTTAGGATGATCCCACCCAGTATTGCAGTGCAATGGCAGTATCTTATCTTTGTCGAAGTGCTGTAAAGCAAGAATAAATGTTGCTGTACTATCTTTACCACCTGAAACAGGCACTATTATTTCTTCGTCTGTAGGAATATGTTTGAACTGTGGTTTAGCAAAATCAAACTTTTGAGATATAAGGTCAGACATTACGTTTCTTCCTTATCTTTTCTCTCTCTTGTTCTACCCTTGTGCCTATTGATTTCAAATAGTCATCACCATGTAGTTTGTATTGTTCAATCATATAGTATTGTAGATTAGGATTCAAACCCCAGGGGAAATGAGTTTCGCCAATTCCATTAGACTTTGGCTCTGCATCTTCTAATTTATAAAATATTTGTATGTCTTCATCAGACCATCTCTTAGTTCCATCTACATTTTTACACTCTAAATCAAATGCTTTAGCATCAAATCTTGTATGAAAATATCTTTTTACACTTTCCATATTCTGTATTTCTTGGTTGTTAGCTTTCTAAAACTTAGTGGTATTTTGTTTTTCCATGCATGTTTTCTAACAGAATCAACAATATTGTAGTTGTCGACTACAAATGAATCTCCCTTATCCATGTCCAAGAAAGCATCAAAATACTCTTTGTACTTCCAAGGTCTACCATTGTTTATTATCGGTACATTCTTCTCAATTTTTATCATTAATAATTAACCTCTCACTTTCAATTAATGTTCTCATTGTTTTGATATATGCTTCAGTCCACATGTCTCTACGTTCTTGTTTGCTTAGATTCTTGCCATTATCCATTTCATAATGACACCTGTGGCAAAGAGCAACAACAAGGGAATCAGGTGCTTTTAAACCCATTCCCTTGCCATGTTTGGATTGGTTTGAATGACAGGCACATACAGTCCCATCACTCGCACCACAATGCTGACAGTCTAGTTCTCGCATCAGTTCTAGTAGTTTTTTGTTTCGATACACTAGAGTACCAATGACCAAAAGATACTAATAGCTGATACAAATAAGACTCCTTTAACTACATCAGGTAGCTGATTACAAATCTGTATGATCTTGTCTATCATCTTTTTTACCCTCCATCATTTGATACATTCTTTCTATTTCACCATCTACAGATTGTTCAATAGCTTCTTTAAGTTTGTCACAAAAATAAATAACTGAATTTAATGTAGTATTTATAGATTTATCAATAATATCTGTTTCTTTTTTATGTTTTATCTTTCCACAAAAGCTTTTTACTTCTTTGTATGCTTTTAACATTCCATTCATTTCATCTATACTCATTATTTTCCTCCCATTGATTTAATTGATTTAGAACATTTAACTGTTCTTCTTGTCTTTTACCATGTGTTTTACCTCTAAGTAAAGGATTATCTTCTTGTATTTTTCTTCTGGCTCTTGTAACCGATTCAGGTTTAGCAAGATATCCAAGTCGCATAACATCAAGAAAATCCCTCGATCCTGTATAGTCTTTTTGTTTGAGTTGTACATCCCAGACCAGAGATATCAACAACGTGTCGTTATCTCTAGTCATAGGGGAGGAACTCAGTAATTGAAAAACTAT